TTTACAGTTGCGCCAGAAGTATGAGACCTTGCAGTACTACCATCGTAGCCTCTTGTTAAAGAACTAAATGTTGTACCAGATTTAGCACCAACTAAAATTATTTCCTCTGCTGAAGTACCAGCATTAACGGCTATTGTAAACGGTACTGCTGGATAACCAGTAGAACTATTAACTGTTAATGAGGTATCAGCATCACTAATGGTTACTGATAAAGTTGTTGCTACTGCGGTATTACTAAAATATTTTCTAGCCATATCTACTCATAATAAATGGTTTATTCTCCAAGTGTAGTCGGTTTTTACAATCTTGCAACAACTCCTCAAAACGAGCCTGGTACCATTCGCCAGTTCTTACTGATAGAAATGGAGGACTCTCTTGACTTCTTTGATGGCTTTGTGCATTTTTCTTTTGTGTGTTTTCCAACTCCTCTTGAACTGCTAAACGGTTCATAGAAAAATAAAATAATAGGTCTGTCATGTAATCTTGTAAACCTATATCAGTTGTCATATCCTCGGACTCAGCAGTAAATCTTGTAAACGGTGAGGAATATGTGATACGAATACTTGCTGAGGAAGGTAATGATTTTCTTATCATAATTGCTTTGCCTCCAGCGAAATCACTTGTATCCATATTTTGGTGTAATTCATAATCACCAATATGTGCCCATTGACTTGCATTGGAATTTACTTGATATTGAACGGTTAATATTTTAGATGTATCTGACGGCATATTATATCCAATACTATTGTTGCTATATGTAGCGGTAGTTGTTGAAGTTTTATATATTGTTGGATATATTGCAGTTAGGCAATCGTTAAATAAATCTAAAACATCAGCCCTTGAAACTCTAGGATTAACAAAAACTGGTGTATTTGCAGTATGACTAGCGGCAGTAGTGTTTAACCATCCACGAATAACAGTAGCAGTCTTGGCCGTAGTGTCCACACTTTGAACCAACATTAATTCACTATCTATTTCTGCTACGGATCCTGGTCCCCATGCTGGTAATATACCAGTATAACTTAAAGAAGTGGTACTATTATCCATAGCCACTGCTAATATGTCCGCATTGTCATGTCGATTAAATGCTTTGGTTATTCTACTTATTAAACTACTTGCTTGAGCCATCTACTTCCTCATCTGATTTGGGTGTAGAGGGACTATCGTAAGTCGATATGGTCCCTCTACTTACACCCATGATTATGTTAGAGCGTTAAATTTGAAATGGGCTTTTTCATTTTTAACCTTCATTGAGCATTCCCCAATGAGTTGATATTGTTGTCTGTCACCAGTTTTAGCTAGTGCCTCCATGAACCATCTATCAAACCAAACAAGGTTGATGTATTGTGGTTCAAGTCCGAACAACATATTTGTTGGTACCCATCTGTTTAACATTACATACACACGACCAAAGTCGGTGTCTAAGAAATCAACAACGGCGCCTCTAATATTCTCGTCTTGTGAAAAACGGATATCATCAGCATCGAATCCATTGATTACCCTTTTTTGTGCGCCACCCACAACGAGTAGTGATACATTACCACCAGCGTTAAATGAATTTTGCATTTGGTCATTAATCTTGGTCATTGTTAATGAGGTTGTGGCAGCATCAACATTACTTGTAATAAAGTAATCTAATCCACCCATGGAGCGTTTCTTTGCTCCAGTATCCTCATATCTTGAACCAAGGATAATGTTTTGTTCTAATTTAATTGCAGCCTCTTTCAATCGCTTTCCGCCTTGATATGCAATCTCAGAACTTACACCGTATTTAGCGGCTTTTTCCTCAGAACGAGTTACTTCTAACTCATCTTGGTAGATTTGTGTCATGTTATATTTGGAAACTCTTTGAAAGTTCACACCACTAACTGGGTCTGCACCTTCAACTGGTAGAGTTCCTAATATTGTGATTTTATCTCCATCAGCGGCAGCGGCAGCAGAGCTATCGCCATATCCTCTTGATACAGTTAAATCGTTTCCTGACACAGCACTAACAACAAGTAATTCATCACCAATTCTGATAAGGTCGTTGGCTTTAAAGTAGCCTCCGTTATCAACAGTAAGAGTGGTATCGGAGTCAGAAAATGTTTCATTTACTGTATCCGATGAAGGGACTAATTCGTCCTCAATCCATTCTACTTTTTTTGATGATGTATCCTCTGATGATAAAGCTGAACCGCCTTCGGCACCGTAAGTACCTAAGAAAGGAACATCAAAAGGGGAAATTAAATGAATGGCGTCCTCCATGTCTAGCTTTACGCCGACTGTGGAGTCGTATGTCTTACGAGTTCCTGACTGTGTAGCCATTTAATTTTCTCCTATTTTTTATTACTTATACTTATTGGTTTAGGTTTATAATCATATTGATTAAAACCTTCACCATTTCTTAGAGGCTTTCCGTTTTTATCAAGATAAGCAACTCCTCGTTCATCTTTACGAATTCCTCTTTCCCACGCATTGTTACTTCTACGCGGCGGTTTATTATTTTTTGTTGTTGGTAATGCAGAAGGCGATATGTTCATCGCTAGTGTATCTACCACGGAGTTACAATCTGTGCAAAAATTACGATTATGGTTTTGAACCGACTTGCAAGATTTACAAATTCTATCCAATTAGTTCTCCTTTAATTGGTTATCAAACAAAGCCTCGATAGCTTCGCCTATGGCGTAGTCATCTGCTCTACCTGATTGTTTTGCGGTCTTGTAAGTTTCGGTTGCTAACTTTCTTGTATTCACACTATTGTCCGGTATTCCACTAGCAGTACCAGTAGCCGCAGTTGCGATTTTCTCCATATCGCTAACGGTCTGAGTTGGTTGCGTTTCAGACACGGGTTTTTTGATACTATCCAATGCTTTCTGATATTCCTCAACATTATCAAAACCAGCCATCTTTGCGGCTTGTGCCATAAAGTCAGCTTGAGCTTTTTGCTTTCCTTGGGCTTTGATGATTAAGGTCTCTAGTGTAATATCCGAAGGTGCAACATCAACCAAATCATCTGAAGTTAAGTTCACATTTTTAAACTGGTCTGGTAGACTATCTTTAAGAGATTTTATTTTTGCCTCTCTGGCAAACGGTGCAAGTTGGTCTACTTGTTCTTGTAGCGCCGCAGCCTTTTCAGCTTTTTCTCTTAAAGCAGAACCACTAAACTCAGCTTTAAGTTGAGCCAGTGCGTCCATGTTTCCTTCTTCAGCTTGTTCGATTAATTCCTCGAATTTACTCATATCTAGTTTCCTCCTTTATACGCTTGTTAGTCGGAGAACTAACAAGGTTTATCTTGTCGCCTGATACGGTCAGGGTTCCGTTGTTCATCTAGTAACCACCTCTACGAGTTTCTCCTAGTCCAGAGAGGCCTCCAGTTCTTGAGAAACGACCGGTGGTACCAGCCTGAAATTCTGATAGTGCGGTATCGAATATTCTTTTTCGTTGTCCCGCTATTTGTGTATCCTCATGGAATACATAGTCCTGTATTTGTTCTTCACTTAATGGACTAATACTATGAATCCTTGCAAGTTTTGTCAAGGACTCTTTCTCTTTAGCCACTTCAGAAAAACCTTGAGTAGCTAATTGTTCGGTCACACCATATTGTTTTAAAAATTCTGCTCTTGACCTTGTTATGTTTAATCCATATTTCATAGCCGCTCCACCTATTTGTGCAGTAGCTATTTGGTTTTCTAATACTTCGACCCCTTTAGATGGATCCAAGAAGTATGTAAGTAAATCGGATTCTGTAGGTGTTACACCATAAAATTCCTCAAAAGCATTTTTAACTTGGTCATAACTTTCTTTTACTTGAGCATAACCTTTATCTATTCTACGGCTAAAATCTATTGCATCAACATTTCCTGCTACAAGAGTAGCCACTTTATCTCTAAAGTTTTGACTTGTAATACCACCTTCAGCAAATATATCAGTTATACCATAACTATTTAATATACCAAATATAGTTCTTTCATATTCCAGATATTCACTTTCTTTCATAGGCGGTAAACCTTTTTGTTGTCTTTGTACTAATCCAGCAAATCTTTGTTTGTAATCATCGGTTTGCCTTATCTCATCAATTAAAACATTAGGGTCTGTTACACCTTGAAACACAATAAGGTCTATCATGTTGTTTAAAAAATCGCTTGAAAAATATTGTAACCAAGGATTATTTCTTATTGTTGCCTGTATAAATTCTGTATCTGTAATAGCCATTATTCAAATCCTAGCATACTTCCGATGGAATTCACAGAACTTGTAAACTCATCTTCCGCTCTTTTTGTATTTAAAAATCTATTGTCGGCTCTTATTGCCGTATCTACATCTTTACCTTGTAACTCACCACTTAATATTTTAACTAATAATGGGTCATTATTATCCACATCATTTAATTCTAAACCTGCTTTTAAAACTGATTTAGCACCAGATGAATATTGGTTCCATGTTAATGTAGGGTCTTTACCTTTGTGTGTAGCGGCTGAACCAGTTTGTAATTGATTTAATACGCTATTCCAATCAGTTTGATTTAAGGTTAATTCTTTTGCTAGTTCACGATAATAGCCTTCATCTACTGGCACATGATTACCATAATAAACATTATGGCTATTTAATATTCTTGCATAGTTAGCCTCATCAGCACCAAGTGCCTCGTTCTTTTGAGCAAGGTCATCAGTTAGCCTACGATTAGCAGAACTGCCTTGAACATTTTGTGCCTCAGAAGTTATAGTATAAAATGCACCTTCTATTGAGATTTCACCTTTTGCTATTTTTGTAGCCATTTCTTTAAAACTATCTAATCCTTCTGTGGGATTATCGCCGTATTCATAAATGTAATGAGCGTTTAATTTATATTGTTGCCTCTCAATCTCCATTAATTTTTCAGCGTCCGACATACCTTCATAAGCTCTTGCCTGGTCGGACATGGCGTTATAGTAAGAAGTATTTTTATATGCGGCCTCTACTTGTTGTGGCTCCCATTGTTCAAAGTATGC